AGTTCTTTCGCACGTATCCTGGCGATGAGTTCCGGGTTCGGAAGGCGGGGGAGTAGGGATGGCGATGGGCGGTCAGCCGACCTGGACGGGGCCAACGAGCATCGGCGCCGGTTCGACCGTGACGCCGGATGTGGGCCTGCCCATCGCGCCGCCCATCGACCCCGATCCCGACCGCGTGATGTGGCTCGCCATGCATCGCACGCTCGTCCGCTGGGCGCGCCGCATTCGACCCCGTCCCGGCTACCCCAGTCCTGAGCGCGAGTTGTACAAGGATCTCCGGTCCATCATTGAGGCGATCGAAGCCCGCTACGGCTTCACCAAACAGGAGACTCGCTAACGACCGGCCTCGATAGCCCGCCACCGGGTGCCGTGCCCGCTGCCTCTCGGCCTCTCGCCTCCGCAGCCATCACGGTGCCGACAGAGCCATCGCCCACCGACGTGTGTGGAGCGCCCGCTCTCCTGATGAGGGAGCGGGCGCTTTGTCACCCCAGCACACAGGAGGGCAATCCCAATGGCGCAGACACACAAGCATGCGATCGATGTTGCTGACGCCGACTACAGCATCATGACCGCCGACAGCGGCACCTCGGGCGCGACCTACTCGGCCGCCGTCGACCTCCCGGAGATCCAGGAGGTCACGATGGACTTCGAGGAAGGCGACGTGCGCGAGCTGCGCGCCGAGGGCACGGTCGTGCAGCGGTCGGTCGCGGCCGGTTCGACCGTGCTCACGATCCGCTTCGCTGGTTTCAACTTGACCGCCATCAAAGACCTCTGGGGGCACACACTCGTCCAGACCGGCACGACGCCGAACGAGATCGGCACGCTGACGGGCAAGCCGAACGCGAGTAAGCCGCACTTCAAGCTGCAGGTGCTCGCCATCAACAACGATGGCGGCTCGACGCGCCTGACGCTCTACAAGGTCCAGATGGACGGCGAGGCGCCCTCCCTGGGCCTGCAAGACGGCGAGTGGGCGGAGATCGAGGCGACGGCGACCGCCTACTGGACGACGGCGACGACGGTCGTCAACTCGGTCGCCCAGGCGCTCAAGTGGGAGATGCAGTTCCACGAGACCGCGCTGGCGAACGCCGCCGCCTAATCCGGCGGTGGTCGGGTGGGGGCGTGACGCCGCACGCCTCCCACCTGGCCGCCACTCCTGGGCCATGTCCTGGATGGAGCCATCACGAGGGAAGGGGACGAACGTATGGTTGCAGAGGTACAGCAGACCAATGGGCACGCGCCCACCACGATCCTGCCGGAGCACCGGGTGTCGTTCGAGCCGGCGCAGCAGGTCACGCTCCCAAGCGGCGTGATGGTGCTGGCGCGCCGCGCCAGCCACCTGCGCCTCGCGCGCTACGGTGGCGACCTGGGCGTGCTGCAGTCGCTGGCGGCCCGGCTGACGCAGGACGGCGTGAAGCCCGACGCGACGATCTTCGACCTGCTCAAAGAGCCGGCGATGCGCGACGGGCTGTTCTCGATGCTCGATGCCTACGCCCGCGCCTGCCTGCTGCGGCCGAAGGTCGTGGATGCGCCGGAGCAGGTGCTGGATCGCGAGCGCCAGGTCTGGATCGAAGAGATCGACGACGAGGACAAGCAGTTCCTGATGACCTGGAGCCAGGGCGGGGAGGCGGCGGAGGAAGCGACGACGTTTCCTGACGCGGCGGCCGATGCCGGGGCAGACGGCAGTGCGACTGCGGGTGTGGAGCCTGTACCAGACGGCAAGCGCCCTCGGGCAACGACCAAGTGACCTGTTCGGCCTCCCGCCGGACTGCATCGCACTGCGCTACGACTTCGACGCCGCCGTGGTGCTGTTCGGCCGCTGGGCGGAGGGCCGCATGAACGAGCGTGACGACAAAGGCAAGCCGAAGCGCAGCGCTGAAAGCGTGCTGCGCGATCCGCGCTGGCTGGCCGGCATCCGGCCACTGGACGTGCGGGCGCTGCGGCGGTCGATGGGTGCGGCGGATGCCGCCATCGGCCGCTCGTCTCCAGGGATCGCCTAGGCGACACCGAACAGGAAGCCACGCAGGAAGGCCAGGAGCAGCCAGCCGATGAGCGCCACGAGGGGAACGGCGATGATGATGAGAAGCAGCCAAAGGCACGAGCGTCGCATTGGTCCCTCCATTCCCATGAACGCACCAGACAGGCGACGTGTTACGCGTCGTGTGATGGGACAGACGTAACGTGGTCAGCCGCGCTCGCTCTGGCGGGAACCTGGGAGATGCCAGAGGATCTTTGTCCATCGACGCGGCCGGCGTCGAGCGGGGCATTGCCGCTGCCGTCCGGTCCTTGCAGGGCTTCGAGCGAACGGCCGCTGGCATGGGTCGGAGCCTGGCCGGTCTGGGCGGCTCGCTCACCGGTCTCCAACGCGGGCTGGGCGGCATGCAGGCGTCAGCCGCCGCGGCGACGCGTTCGTTCGCCGCCATTGAAGGGTCGGCCGCGCGCACCGCGTCGGCTGTCAGCGCGGCCGGCGTCGCCATTGCCAGTGCCCTGACCGCCGTTGCCATTCGCAAGTCGGCGGATGCCACGGTCGTTGCCGCTGCCGACATCGAAGAAGCGGTGCGGTCGATCGCCTCCATTCGCCCTGACATCAACCTGGATGACACGTTCCGCGCGCTGCAGGACATCTCGACGCGTGTGCCGCAGACGGCGCAGCAGCTCGCCGATGGCCTGTTCAACATCTTCTCATCCATCGACGTGTCGTTCGCCGACGGCACGCGACTGCTGGAAGAATTCAGCCGCGGCGCCATCGCTGCCCAGACCGACGCCAAGACCTTCGGCACCGCGATCCTGGGCGTGCTCAACGCCTACAAGCTGAGCGTGGCCGACACCGGGCGCGTGCAGGACGCCTTCTTCAACACCGTCAACCGTGGCGTCGTCAACGGTCAGGAGTTGGCGCGGTCGCTGGGCGTCGTCACCTCCAGCGCGCTCGCGGCCGGCGTTGCCTATGACGAGATGTTCGCCGCGATCGTCGCCGTCACCAAAGAGGGCGGCGAGGCGGCACAGAACATCAACAACCTGGCGAACCTCCTGAACAAGATCGTCACCAAGGACAGCGTCGAGGAGATCAACGCGCTCGGCATTGCCACCAGTGACGCGCAGGGCAATATCCGGCCGCTGTTCGACGTGATGGGCGAACTGGGCGCGGCGCTCGAGCGGCTGCGGCGCACCGAAGGTGAGGCGGCGGCGGCCAAGGCGCTACAAGCCATCTTCCCTGACGCGCAGGCGCGGCAGGGCGCGCGCGTCCTGATCAGCCAATTGGACGCGGCGCGAGCGGCGCTGAACGAGAACCAGACAGCCGCCGGCAGTGCAACGCGCGCCTTCGAGACGATGGTCGCCTCGGCCAATAACCAGGCGCGGCTCTTGCAGAACACGTTCGTCGCCGTGCTGACCGATATCGGCGTGCGGGCGCTGCCGGCCGCGATCGCCGGCATGCAGAGCCTGACACGCTTTCTCGCGGGCGTTCGGACGGTGCTGCCGGACCTGGGTACGGCGTTGGGGCAGGCGTTCTCCCGGCTGGGGGACAGCAGCGCCGATGTGGCCCGGCTGGAGGGCGTCCTGAACCGGCTCTTTGGCGAGCGCAGCGGCGTCGCGGCCGGCATGACGGCCTTCCTGGATGGACTGCGCAATCTCGGTCAGGGCGCGGGGTCAGCCATCAGCGGATTAGCCGCCTCACTTGGTATCGCCACGGCGCCGATCCAGGGCTTCATCAGTGGCATGCAGGAGTTGGCGCGGCTGCTGGGCGTGACCCTCTTCCCAGCGAATACTGATGAGGAGATCAAGACCACTGGCCGGAGCATGGACGCGTTGCGCAAGAGCGCCGACCTGGCGACGACGCCCGTCCAGCGGTTCGTCGAGGCGGTGCAGGGCATCGCCCGGCGCATCCAGGCCAACCCGCAGGTGCTGGCGCTGGCCAGCGCGGTGGGGTCACTCGCGACCGCGATCGGTCGGGCGCTCGGCGCGGTGCGTGACCTCGCGCTGGTGTTCCTGCGGCCCTTCATTCCCGAAGGGCTCGCCGGCGATGTGGACGGTCTGCTGACGGAGCTGGGCAAGCTCGGCACGGGCAGCGCGGCCGACAATGCGAAGACGATCCTGGAGCTGTTGGGCAAGGCAGCTGATGCCGTGGCCCGCGGCCTCCAGTCGATTGCTGGCGTGGTCGACGGCGCTGCGGATGCCCTGGAGCGCATCGGCCAGCGCATCGACCAGAGCGGCGCGGTCCGGAACATGACCACCGCGCTCGGGGGGCTGGCCGACGAGGTCGTGCCACTGGCCAAGGCGCTCGCGGAACTCGCTGGCATCGACCTCACCAACCTCTTCAAGACTCCCCCTGCCCGTGACAACGCGGCGCTGGCGAACGAGGCACTGCTGGGCGGGAGCGCGACGCGCTTCCAGGAGGACAGCGCATTCATCCAGGGGGCGGCGGCGGCCATCATCGGGGTGCTGAACGGGCTAGAACTGGCGGCAGCGGCGGCCAGACGCGAGCTGAACGATCTCACGACCTTCATCACGGAACTGGACAAGGCGCTCACCGAGCACCAGTCACTGCAACGCCTGGCGCAGGGGTGGAATTCGCTGGCGGCCGCGCTCAAGCTGACGGGCGACAACGCGGGTGACGCGGCAACCAAGCAGGACGAGTTGCGGCGGTTAGTTGCCGAGGATGCGGCGCTCAAGGCGGATCGCTGGGCCGCCTTCACCGGCGCTGTGGGCGACGCATTGGGCAATTTGGCCAGAGAACTCACGCTCTCAAAGGGCACACTGGCGGAGTGGTCCGACGCGTTCGGCAAGCTCCTCGGGGCATTCCAGGCGATCAAGTCTGGCGATGTCGCCGGCGCGATCGCGCTCCTGAAAGAGGCGGGCGATGCGTTCCAGCGCATTGGCTCCTTCCGTGCCGCCAACCTGGCCGTCGAAGTCCAGGGCGTCGATAAGGCTAAAGCCGACGTGACGACGATTGACGAAAAGGCGGCAGCGCTGGACGGCAAGCGGTTTACCGCCCGGCTTGACGTGGACGCCAGTAGTGGTCAGGCGGGCGTTGACAACTGGGAGCGCGAACTGAACGCGCTCCCTCCAGTCAAGCGGACGGACCTCACTGCCGACTCGGCGCGTGGCCTGGCCGAGGTGGGGAACTGGACGGCGGCGCTTGCCGGCATTGATCCCGAAACGATGACGCTGCTCAAGGCCGACGCCTCGATCGCGCGCGCCGAACTGGACGCGCTGCAAGTCAAATTGAACGCAGTGCAGCGTGATGTCGTCATCACCGCCCGCCTCAACGCGGCGCAGGCGCTGGGGCAGGTGGAGGTGCTGGCCCGCCACCTGCCGCGCTCACCGGCCAAAGAGGGGCCGCTGTCGGTCGTGCCCGACTGGCAGTACCTGCTCGCCAACCTGCCCGATGTGATGGGCGAGATGGTGCGCGTGGTGGAGGAGACGGGGAAGCGCATCGGTGGTTCGGCGCAGATCGAACGCTTCACCAGCATCGCTGGCGCCATCAGCGCCGCGGCGGGCGCGGTCAAGGCCACGATCGACAGCACCGCTGGCATTGATGCGTTCGTCGTGCCAAGTTCGGCCGGCCTGGATGCCGTCGCCGAGGGCATGCGCCAAATCCTGTCCCGCCTGCAAGCGATGGGGCGCGGTTTCAGTGAGGCGGCCGGCGAGCAGGTCACGCGCGTCGCCGGCGCGGCCTCGGCTGCCGTGGGTGCCCTTGGTGCCGCAGTTGAGAACATCGGCAAGGCACGCGGCTTCCGACCGGCAACGCTCGATGAGATGCAGACGGCGCTTGACCGGATGATCTTCTTTGTCGGCCGCCTGTCCGAGATGGGCGCCCAGTTCAGCGCCCAGACGCTTGAGAGCGTGCGGCAACTGGGGGAGGCGGGCGCCACCGCCATGACGGCGCTGGCGAGCACGGTGGAGGCCGGCAGCGCGGCGCGTGGCTTCCGTGCCGCCACCATCGACGATCTGCAAACCGCGCTCGATCGCATGATCTTCTTCATCGGCCGCCTGTCCGAGATGGGCGTGCAGTTCAGTCCGGACACGCTCGGCGCCGTGACGCGGCTGGGGGAGGCCGGACAGGCGGCGATGGGCGCGCTGGGCACGGCGGTCACGTCGATTGGCGCCGCGCGCGGTCTGGAACCAGCGGGCGTCCATCAGACGCAGATCATCCTGGACCGGATCATCTTCATCATCGGCCGGCTGTCCGAGATGGGGCAGCAGTTCGACGCCGACCGACTGGCGCGCGTGGGCGACCTGGGCGACGCGATGGGGTCGGCGCTCGGTGGCTTTGGCACGGCCGTCGAGGCACTCACCAGCGCGCGCGGCTTCCGTGCCCCGACCCTGGACCTGCTCGATACCATCATGGCCCGCATCCGGCACGCCCTGACGGCACTGGAGGGGATTGGCGGCGGCTTCTCACCAGAACAGTTGGGACGGCTCTCCGGCCTTGGTGATGCCATCAGCAGCGTGTTCGGTGGCATTGGCGCGGCGTTGGAGCCGCTCTCCGACCTGCGCGGGTTCGTTGCCCCCAGCCTGACCGATATCGACGCCGTGTTCAGTCAGATTGAACAGATATCGCACCGCTTCCGCGACCTGGCCGGGCAGTTCAAAGCCGAGCAGACGGCCGCCATGCAGGAGTTAGGCACGGCCGCGCAGGCGTCGTTCGGCGCGCTGGGCGCCGCCCTGGATGTGCTGCCACGGCTGGTTGATACCCGCATCCCGGACGTGCGGTCGGCGCTGGCGCAGCTCGGGTCGTTCATCGCCGACGTCGTGCGGGAGATCGAGCGTGTCGCCACCAGCCTGGAGGACGACGCTGTGAGCCGCGCCGGCGCCTTCTCGGAGCAGGCACAGTCGGTCGTGGCACTGCTCGGGGCCGGCATTGACGGGCTCGCGAAGATCGGTGACCTGCCCGACGTCGGACGCGAGAGCGCCGCCCGATTCGCGAACGGCGTCCGCGTCGTCATCAGTGAATTGACGCGCATCACACGCGAGCTGGCCGGCGTGCTCGACAAGCAAGCTGCCGACACGGCCGAGAACATCAACCGCTCGCTCGGCATCCTAGGCGCGATTGCCGGTCTGCAATCGCTGAACGAGCTCACCGCGCCGAGTAGCCGGAAGATCCGCCAGTTCGTGTCGGCGGTGCTGGCCACGGTCAGTGCCCTGATCGAGCAGACGCGCGACCTGGCGCCAGAGATCGCGCGTCGCGCCGGTGCCGTGGGCGACGAGATCGGGCGGGCGCTGGGCGGGCTCGGGGCGGGCATCCAGGCGCTGACCGGCATCAGCGAGTTCACGCCCGGCAAGGGCTTCGAGGCGAAGGTCGCCGGCACCATGCACTTCCTGCGGCTCACCATCGAGGCCATGCGTGGGCTGGCGGGCTCGGTTGGCGACCCGCGCGCGCTCCAGTCGGTCGGCGACGCGGTCGGCAGCATTGCGCGCGCGCTCGGCGGCTTCCTGGGGCTGGGCGATGGGGAACTGGACGCCGACCGCATCGCCCAGTTGAACGGCCTGATGCGGTCGCTCGCGGGGACCGGCGGCGTCGTCGTCATGCGGCGCGAACTGGCGGTGACGCTGTCGGGCGGCTTCACGGTGCGGGCAGAGGGTGACGGCGCGGCCAACCAGGCGGCGGCGGCGCAGATTGGGGCGGCGACGGCAGCGCAGTTGCGCGCCAGCATCTTCAACGACGTGGCGCTCGCCATCGCCGGGAGGGCTGCGTAATGCCATTGTTATTTGGTAGTACGTACCACCCGGAGGACACGCACAAGAAGGGATTCCCGGGCTGGCATCAATGGCCGCTCACCGCGACGGGTGGCATCCGCACGGCGGCGGACATCCCGCGCATGGTCGATGCCGCCAAGCGAGCGCAGGTCAACTTCATCCGCATCAGCCCCCAGTTCGATTTCCTGGCCGACAGCACCGTGGCGGGGCGCGATGCGGCCTGGTGGCGCGACCTCAACAATTGGGCCACCCCATCGGCGCACGAGACGGGGCTGAGCTGGTCGAAGACGGCCGACGGGGTGACGAACAACCTCGACGACTGCATCAACGCGCTGGCCGGGGCTGGCATTCAGATCATGTTCATGGTCGGCTACTCGGCGCTGTGGCTACCGTACCCGGCGCATGGGCCGAACGGTGAGGCGGACGCCAGCGAGACCGCGGCCAGCCCCATCAGTGGCCTGAACAACCAGCAGATGCTGGCGAAGTACTTCGCCGCCTACGCAGGCGAGCTGGCGCGGCGCTATGGCTCGGCCGTGACCTGGTGGGAGCTGTGGAACGAGTGGACCTTCTTCTCGTCCGGCTCCTTCAACGGCTTCTGGGACTGGTCGACCGACGCCTACCGCGAGCTGTTCGTCAACGCCAGCTACGAGATCAAGCAGCACGTGCCGGCCGCGCTGGTCGGCTGGAACTGCGAGCAGACGGACAAGATCGCCGGCGCGTCGACCTGGAATGGCACGGCGGCCGACCAGTTCTTCAACAAGGACGCGGCGTACACGGGTGTGCTGCGTCCCTCCGTCACGAACCTGCGGACCGTCGACCTCTGTGACATCATCATCCCGCACGAGTATCCCGACCGCGCCGGCTCCGGCCAGGTGCCGGAGAACTACCTCAACGCGACGCAGCAGTTCGTCAACCGAGTGAACATCGCGAACAACAGCATTCGGGCGCGCTGGAACCCGCCGGGCGTCAACGGCGGCGTGGCCGG